TCTTAAAGGAGGCGATCTGCTTACACCTGAAACGGTGTCTATAAACCCTATTACAAACTTTGATCAGACTGTAGGTGTTAACCCAATTTCTCTGGGATCTTTTATCTACTTTCCGTTTACCCGTGGGAACTTTTCAGGACTTAGAGAGTTTGCGGTGAGCGCTACAGGAGACACCTACACGGCTGAAGAGATTACCAGTCATGTTCCTGGATACATTCCAAAGAACATTATTGATATTGCTGGGTCATCTAACGAAGACATTATTGTAGTTCTTAGTAGCGACGAAAAAGACACGCTGTATATCTACAAGTATTTCTGGAGCGGAAACCAAAAAATTCTCAGCTCTTGGTGTAAGTTTACTTTGAGTGCGTGTGAGATCAGGGGCATAGAATTTATTGACTCTACTCTGTATATAGCTACTGACAGGACTTTTGGAAACCACTACACATCAACAGGAGAAGGCTACCCTCCAACAATTACTGAAGGAAAAGACTTCATGCTGTTGAGCATGGTGTTTACTTCCGGTCTTCCAAAAGAAGAAGATAAGAGTGATGGCACTAACCTTGGCTTTGTCACGCACCTTGACTTTAGGGCTCCTAAGAAAATTCTAGCCTCACAAACAAGATTAACAGATCCAGACGACGCTGCTAATACCCACCTTGATTATTATCCAAACGAAGCTTTTGATTTCCCCACAGGGAGCACAAACCAAACAGGAGCAAGGCTCAAGGTAATTGATAGGGCTAATGGGACTGAGATTCCTTTTACTAGACCTACCGTTACTATAAACGGTGTGGAGCACATGACTACAACGGCTAACGAGCTTCAGTTTACCGCAACGTCAGCGGACAGGGAGGTGTTTGTTGGAGTCGAATACGACATGCAATACACGTTTTCTGAGCAGATATTCAAGACAGTGGGCGGGAGAGGTAAGTCGCCTACCAGATACACAAGAGCCAAGATTAAAAATGGCAACCTGTTCTTTGACAACACAGCTTTCTTTAAGGTAAAGGTAACTCCAGAAAACAGAGACACTTATACTAATGAGTATACTACTCAAACTGTAGGTGATTCTGAAGCTGATAGAGTAAACCTAGACTCAGGGGCTTTTAGTTTTCCTGTGTTTACCAAGCCAGAAAACACTACAATAACCATTGAAAATGGAACCCCATACCCAAGCACCTTTCAAGGAGCAGAGTTCGAGTCCTTTGCCCACGCCCGCTCAAACAGATACTCATGAGGTTTGCCACTACTACAAAACGGCTAAGATTGTTCTAGCTACAAAAGCTCACGTAGATCCAATAGTCGCTGATATGCGAGCTATGGATGCTTTAGAGGTTAAGTGTATAGGCTACACCCCAGAAAAAGCACTGCTTAGTGGGCTGGAAAACGACCAGTTTACTTTTAGCGTGTTGGACTTAGAGGACAACCCATTGGCCATGTTTGGTTCTGGGGGTGTTACTGGTGGGCCAGGATATTTGTGGCTGCTCGCTTCTGAGAGATTCAAACTAGCCAGAAAGGAATTTGTAAGAGTCTCTAGGTCATGGGTAGATACTGTAATCAGACCTTTTACTTTCTGTGGAAATGTAGTCCACAAGGAGAATAAGCAAGCAATTCGCTGGCTGAAGTTTTGCGGAGCTGTATTCATTAAAGAAATCAAACTAAACGATCAACCTTTTTACGAGTTCGTTATTATTAACAAATCTATATAATTATGTGTGCCCCCCTTGGTTTAATTGTTGGGATTGCCTCTGCTGGTCTATCCTACATCGGACAACGCCAAGCCGCTCAAGCGCAAGAGAAAGCTCAAGCGCAAGCAACAGAGCTAGAGCAGGCGAGGTATCGGCAACAACTAAACGCCGCTAGAGTTCAACAGGCTCAGGCCCGCGTAGCCACAGCACAGCGCATTGGGGCCGCATCCAGAGCTAATCAGCGAGCGATGGCTAGAGCCAAGGTAGCGGCTGGCGAGGCTGGAGTTACTGGACTTAGCGTGCAGGCGCTCATTGATTCCATGACAGGTGCCTTTGCTAGTAAGAGGTTCTCAGAGACTCAACGAGAAGGTATGCAAGATGTAAACAGGGATCTTGCCTTTGGGGATCTACAAATTAGAAGCCAACAGAACCTTCAAAGACTTAACCAACCAATTTCGCAGCCTAGCCTCCTCCAATCTGTTTTAACAGGAACGCAAGTGGGACTGTCTATGCAGTCAGTGGCTAACGAGTGGGACTTTGGAGGGTCTACTCCAAGAGGAGCTGATCCCGGTGTTTCTGGTAATATTTCCGCTAGACCGGGAATGGCTTCTACTTCCACTTCTTCTCCTTCGTCGTCGTCTTTTAGGGCTCCAGCGTCGGTCCCTTTTAGTAATTTTAACGTAACCAATACGTTAGACCCCGGCCTTCCTGCACTCCCTTCACGGCCGGCTGAGCCCGGTCGGACGGCTCCTGCTGGCTGGACTGAAGAAGGAAATACGATGTGGTCAGATCCAGACGCTTTTGATCTGAGTGTTCCTAAATAGTGTAAGTAATTTAGTATCATGTCTCAAAGAAATAGAGTTCAAGTTGACTACAATCCTGGGCAGACAAGCCTAGAAGGAGCTGTAGGAGCTTCAGCAGGGAACTACCAAGTCTCTGTGGCTCCTACTCCAAAAACAAACGCGGCCCTTCAGTTTGCTTCCGTTATTAACCAGCTCCCCAATGTGGCTGGGCAGGCGACTAACTACGCCAGCAAGATAGCACAGGATGAAGTGTCTCAGATGACTGACGACGAGATCCTTAAAGAGCTGTCGGGAGGAGACGACGAAACATTTAGCATTCTTAAATACAACAAGACGTTTAACTACGAGTTGGTTCAGCGTAAGTATTTGATGGAGCAACAGAACATCGCTAACAGATACGATCAGCTTGCTACAGACTTGGGAAACAATCCAGATACTGGTGACATCTCTACATCTGTTTCTAATTTAGAAGCAACATTGTTTAATGAGCTTGAGTCTGGTCTAACCAACGACTTACAACGCGAAGCTCACAGAGCTTTGTTTGCTGCAAAAGTAGCGCCGTTAAAAGCACAGGCATTTAGCAAATATAAAGACCTGAAGACACAAGCTACAACAATGATTATTAAGTCAAACGTGATGCAGGAACTTTTCGCAGACAGTTCCCCAGCTAACGCGCAGCGAGCCCTTAGAAGTCTTTCTGAACAACTGGGGCAATTACCGGGAATGACGAATAAGCAGAAGATGCTTGAGCTTATGATGTTTTCTAAAGCCTACGTTGATCAGCTTTTGTTTGATGGGCGTTTTGACGAAGCTGAACGGGCTATTGGTTTGTTTGAGTCTTATGAAATTTACAAGGGGGCAGAGCTTGGGGGTATATCTGAAAACAGATCAAAGTTTGTTGGAATGCTAGGCCAGATTAGAAGGCTTAAAGACGCGGTAGAGGAGGGCGAGGAAGAGACGTTTACCAAAAAAGTAGCGGCTGTTAAAAGCCTTTCCAGTGACTTAATGAATAGACTCCATGACGGTCAAGAGCTGGATTCTTATGAAAAAACAGCTCTAGCAAGTTTACTTAACAAGTTGAAACCCACAATCTCTCTAGAAGAGATTAAAGGTTATGTTGATAGGCTTGAATCCGTTAAAGAAAAAAACTTTGAGTTAAGAAACATTGTCCAACAAGTAGGAACAACAGGACTGAACACTAGCGGGATTGCTGGAGACACAACTGCAAGGCTGTATCAAGCGGTAGCTGGGCACTTGGCGGATACGCAGTCAAAACTAATTCAGCTACACCCCGCCAAGTTCACAGGTATTGATGAAGCTGAGTTGAAAACTGAACTTCCTCGGTTTAGGCAGAAGTTTAGAAACGACTCAAACATGAGCCCAAGACAGGCAATGTCAGACCTTGGTTATCCTGGTGTTAAAATCCCTCAAGAGGTTCTTGATGTATACAACGAAGAGAGAAGCGGAGACTGGGTTAAGGAAACGACTACTTACAGGAACTTAAAAAACAATATTCAAGCTAATGTTAGGACAAAGGTTGCTGAGGTAAGCGGGAGAAGGGAGAACCAAAACTATAAAAACCAAGGTAATGAGTTTGCAAACTCCTTGTTTGAAAGTCTTAGTAATCAAACTTTATTTATGGCGCGTCAGTTTAAAGACGACAAAAACCCAGAGGACAAAATAAGCAAGTGGGTGGACGAGCAAATAGAAGATGAAGTTAGAGTTTTCGGTTCTTTGTTAAAAGCGCCTAGCGTATTTTCTTCGTTTATGGATCAACAGTCAGCGATGCCGGGAAGCATAGAAGATTACGACGGCCCTAAAGGTCTGTCTGACTATGAAAAAGGAACTAAAGCTGAGTTTATTGAAAACTTAATTCCTGAAGGAAAAGATATATGGAAACAAAAAGGGTATGAGCATTTAGCTCTATTTGCAGGAGTTTCTGATGAAAAATTTAAAAAGGCGCAAGAAACGACTAAACCCGAAGTTTTAAATGCGATCAGGAATCCAGAGTATCTTAAAAGCAAATATAAGTTTATGCGCGAAAATAACGCAGATGAAGCTCTTAAAGCAACAATGCTTCTTTATGGTTACCTCCAGTTTGATCCTAAAGCAGCTGAAGACTTGGAAAACACAAGCTTAACATTCTTTGACGTAAAGTTGTTTCCAAACGAATCCGCTTTAAATGCAAAAACCGCAGAGTGGGCAAACGCTTTAGCGCAGCGAAATTCATTACAACAACTTGAAGAACAAGAACAAGAGCGTGTTTTAAAAGCTATAGATGAAATGACTTCTTTTGGTCTTACTACCCAAGAAACTATTGAAGATTTTTGGGACACACAAAACGCTTTGTTTTAGCATTAAGTAACGAAAAATAATTATGCCGTTTGACCCATACGAAAAAAGTAAAAGTCTTAAAGCAGAAGAAAGACAAACAGCACTACAGACTCTTCCTCAAGCTCCCGACAGTATGTCAGCGGAAGACTTACAGGCTCTAAACACTTACATTTTAACCGAGCAAGGTGTTAAAGAAGAGGTAGCAACTAACGGCACAAAAAACGCAGAAGGAACTTTAGTAAGCCTTGGGGTAGAACTTGGTTCTGGGTTTACTTTATCTCATTTTACTAAAAGCGGAGCTAGGGCATCTAAAACAGCCCAAAACGTCAAGAGCCTGCTAGATACAGCAAGAGGAGTTAAGGCGGCATCAGCGGTTGGAGTAGCGACCCCAGAACTTGTTTCTACTGTTACAGGTGCTGTAGGTTTTGTTGCTGCTGAAGGTTTAATATGGGGGTTTTCAAATTTTCTAGGACAAGAAGTAAGAAAAGCCTATGGAATACAAGACGCTACAAGAGCTAGTGAGCTTATGGCAGCGGTGGCTTTTGGAATTGTGGCCACTCCAATAGACAGTTCTATTGTTTCTTCTGGTAGAAAATACCTCTCTAAAAGAATCCCGTTAAAACTTACTGACGATAAGATTGGAACTGCTTTCAAGACAAGAGAGCTAATGATCAAAGGATCGCCTGCTGTTGTTAGTGGCGCTGTGTTAGGTATGGCAGAAACAGCGATGAGGCAGGAAGTATCAATCTTGTTAGATGAGGAAGGAGCGACCAGAGATGCAATGGAGTATATGTATGCGGCTGGTATTGGAGGAGGGCTTAATTCTGTTTTTCATGTTTTTTCTCGCACCGGAGCTTTTGGAAGAAAGCAGGCTACAAAGGTAACTGATAGGGCGGTAGATCGTAGTAAAGAAAGAATTAAACTGCTCGAAAAAGAACTTAAACGTCATAAGAAGTTTACTACCAGATCAGGAGGGGTAGCTAACGTAGCCAAAGGAAGAGTAAGAGAAGTAGAGCGTAAAATAAAAGACGAGCTACAAGTTATTGCTCTTATCGAATCGTTTGGAGACGAAATAAAAAAAGCGTCAAAGATAGCTGAAAAGCAGGAAGTTACACCAGCTGCTGATGTTGTTGTTAAACCAGATCCTCTTGATAAACCAAAGGCTCCTGTAGAAGAACCAACAACTCCAGGTAAGGAAACTCCTGTAGAAGAACCAAAGGCTCCTGTTAAAAGCTCAGATCAGGAAAGCAAGATGCTTCCAGCTGAGAAAGTAGACAGTATTATTGCAGACTTTTCTGAAGACTTAGACAACCTAAGTAACCTAGAAGAGCAAATACGCAATGGGACGCTTAATGCAGACAATGTTAAGAAAACAGTTATTCCTGCTGTAATTAACAAAGCCAGAAAGATTACTGATGCGGCTGAGTTTGACGCTGAGAACGCGATAAGAAAGCTCATTAAAAATGAGGATAGAGGAGAAGCGTTTAAGGATCTTCAACAAGCTTTAGCCATCCAAATACGAGTAAAAGAAGAAGTGCTTGGCCCTTTAAACAACGTAGTTGGAAACGGGGTAAGGGCTAATAGAAAGGATGTAGTCATTGAAACAGAACTAGGTGACCTTTCAGTAGCTAGTATGGAAGAGCTATCATCGCTCAGAAACCTAAAAACCTATGTAGATACTTTTGTTGCTGGCGATTTAGATGACGACTTCGCAGACTTGGCTACGGAATACCTTGCATCAAAAAATAAAATACGCAGAAAGCAGCGACAGCAGGCGAGAGAAAAAGCAAAAGATGAACAGGTGGTTAACCTGGAAACTAGAGTAAAAGAGCTAGAAGAGAAGCTTGCAGAAAAGAAAGCGGTTGCGGCTGGTAAGCCAGCTAATCAACCAAAGACTGCAAAGGAAAAAGCAGAAGCACAGCTTGAAAAAGAGCGCAAAGACTTTGTTGAAGGAGAAGACACAGTAGCTGCTCCAAAGAAACCCACCAAGGAAACTGACCCGGAGCTTCAAGAACTCACAGAAAGAATTGCCTTCTACAAGAAGAATAAAAAAGAAGCGGCTGAAATTGAAGAGCTTGAAGCTAGTATTGATAAGCTGACCAAACTAGGTGAAGAGGGCGATCCTGAAAAAATTAGTAAGATTGTAGGTAAGAAGCCTAAGTGGGCCGGACCACAAAAAACCAAAAGTTACCTTGAAGACCTTAGAAAAGTAGATAAGGCATTGAGAAGGGAGCTAGGCGAATCCCTTAAACCACAAAAAACGCCAGAAGAGCGGCTCCAAGACAAGCTAGAAGCTCAACAGCAAAGGCTGCAACAGCAACTTGATGAGCTTAGAGAGCGAGCTGTAGGCCCTAAAGCAAAAAAAGCAAACGAGCTGGCTGAAGAAAAACCTACTAAAAAGGAAGACACGGCTGAAATCAAAAACCTAAAGACTCGCATTAAAGCTTACCAGAAGTTTGAAAAGGAAGCAGCTAATTACAAGGCAGCTATTGAGGAAGAACAGCGGTTAAAGGAAATACTACAGCGGGGCGACTCGGCTGAAATGCGTAAAGAGGTGGGGCGGATGCCGGGAAGCTTAAAGAATAAAGCAGAGAGTAAATACGAAAAAGCATTAAAGGAAGTGGCTAATCGAAAGAAGGCCATGAGGACAGTGCTTACTAAGCTTGCTAAACAAGAAGAGCGCATCATTAAAGCAAAGAGAGACAAAGAGCTTTGGGAGCGTTACTCAAACTATCTTGAGTCAGCGCACAAGTCTGACGGAATTGGTAGGATTTCTAAGTTTTTTAGAGGCGTTAGAATCGCAAGAAAAATGGCGCTAATTGACTCTCTTCCGTCTGCTGCCGCTGCTCTACCTACAGGCGCTTTTGAGCTAGGGCGTAATTTGATTAAACCTATATCTACCAGGTTTTTTGACAGAAAGGAACCCCTTGCCAATAAAATTGCATTGATGGAGTTTGCTGAAGGACTTAGAGGACTTGTTGGGTTGCTTAAAGGGCCAGCGCTTAAACATGCCGCTAGGGCATTTAAAGAAGCAAGAGATCCAAACTATGGTTCTTCTGATAAGTTTGATATAAATAGTTCTATTGTTTCTAAGTCAATACTTCCTACAGGAGTTCGGCAGGCTATATCAAAGGCAAAGGCAGACGCTGCTTTAAGAGAACAAGCAGAGCAGAATATTAAGAACTGGATTTCAAGTAAAACAATAACTGGTAACTTCTTTGCGGTTCTGTCTTTAGGTATGCGATCTATTATGGCTGCAGACGCTGTATTTAAAAGACAACTAAGAGAAGTAGCCGCTAGAAAAAAGTTTAAAAGACAAGCCCTTCTTGAATTTCCTGATGATAAAGTAGCTGCCGATGCTCGCTTTGAAGAACTATACAGCGCGGCTTCAAAGGACTTGGATGGTGTTCATATACTAGAGGGTGTAGACGAGCTTGCTGATGAGTTTGCTTTGATCGACGAAGCCCTTCTTATGACCGCAACAAAAGGAGACATGGTTGATGCTAAAAATAGTTTAATAAATCAAATGCTTAAACCTGTTACGCAACAACTAAACAGGGACGATCAGCAAGCAGTCGGTGCTATAATTGAAGCTCTTATGCCGTTTCTTGGTGTTGGTGTTAAAAGCGTGCAACGCATGACTAGGTTTAGTGGGGGAGTAGTAGCAAAAAGGCTAATTCCTGGTCTTCCAAATAATCCTTTTAATACTGCTGTTAAGTATCACGAAAGAGAAATTGAAAAGCTAAAGGGCCTTCTTAAAGAAGCCACAACCAGCGGCGATTTAAAGACAGCGCAAAACGTAGCAAAGCTGACAAAGCAGCAACAAGAGCTTCTTAAAGTAGCCGAAACAAGGAGAGTGCTTTACAACAAAGAAGAACTTACAGACGCGCTGATGTTTGGCTCTCTCGCTGCTATAGGGTTTATTTCCGGGTATGCGGGGAATTCCAACGGAACAAACGCTTGGATGACTGATTCACAAAAAGCCAGAAACAAAGAGAAAAAACCATTCACTTTTATGGGAACAGACATAAGAGCTGCTGTACCATTTAACGGACCTTTGGTTGTGTTTTCTGATCTTGGTAA